CGTTAAACGCTAGAATGAACTTACCAGCATTGCTAGAGCCACTCCACTTCTGCTTAATCTGTGATTCGATAATATCACGCTCCTCCTCTGGAGGTACACCATTGTTGAAGTTCACAATCATAGAAGGTGCTAGACCATTCTTGATATTGTTGATGTGGTAGTTTGCTACCTCTCCTTCTAGTTCTGCGTATGGTAACGCTCCCTGATAGTCTACTGGTGAGTAGTAATAGCTTCCTGATCTATAAGGACGGAAGTAGAGTATCTCTACCTTCTCCTCTCCACCACCATACCCAAAGGCTGGGATGCGTTCTACGCCCTTCTTAGAGCGTACCTTACCCCAATCATATGCGTAGTAGTAGGCTTCAACTTCGCCTTCCTCATTGCACTTCTCAGCTCGTAAGCATTCAACAGGCATATGGTACACCTCAACAATCTTGCTCTTGTCTCTGTTGTAGATGACTTGGAACGCTCCGTTCCCTAGCAAGTAGTAGTCATTGATGACCTTCTTCAGTTCGCTATCCTTAATCAGCTTACGCAACTGCAAGTACCCCTCTGGATTCTTATCGCTGTCCGTAGCATCGATACCCTTACCGAATATCATATCTATCACACCAGATACTACTGCATTATTCGTAGGTGAGCCGTTGTATCGGTCAATCAAATACTGGAAGTAGTTATTGTCCTCTCCATATTCTACCCATCCGCTACGAGCGTTCTCTGAGATAGCTGGTGAGGTATAGCTAGATAGCTGTACGAAGTTGATGTTATTCGCCATAAATCTTAAATTCGTTATCCATTGTCTTTTCTGTTGTCGCTAATTTAGGTTGATATGTAGCAACATCAGATCCTGATGGAATAATATACATACGATCCTGAGAAAGCAACTTGACCTTTGCTGCCTCCCATATCTTAACGATATAGAAACTCTCGCTAGAGAGCGCAGAGACATCATAGGTAAAGGTAAGCACCTTTCTAAAGTCATCCCAAGTTCCAGTAATAGTAGTATCTACTATCTCCTTACGCTGATCCTCAGATACTATCTCAATCTCAAATGACTCCGTAGTGAAGTCTCGGAGGTACATCTTGATCGTAGCCGTTGTATTTTCTTCTACAATAATCATCTAATTATAAAACCCAAAAAGATATATGTGGTATATTTGCAACTCATTGCTCTCTTAGGTAGGTGAGATTCCTACCAAAAAAGAACCCCCTCCAGAAATGGAAGGGGTTTTTTGTTTCTAGTCTACTGACTCTTAGATGTCAGAGATAACTGATGCATCAGCACTAATCGAAGCATCTACGAAGTTCGCTGGAATCTTCTCTTGCGCTGTGAAGGTCAAAGTGTATCCTGATAGATCACCCATTGCCGCACCTGTTGCGATAGAGCCACCTGATACCTCAGCACCATACTCTAAGCCCATCAAGAACTTGTTGCCGTTGTTGTCCTCTACGATGACATGAGGTCTAGCGTAAGCGAGTAGCTTCAATTCATTGTGAGTCTGCTTAGAGAGCTTCTTGAATGTCAAGTTCAATGTCTGCTCGTAGAAAGTAGTTCCGTTCTCACGAGATGAGTTTACTGCTTGTTCAAAGCTAGAGTTGCCTTTCACCTTAAACTCAAACCAATCTGGAGTACCACCGAATGAATCGATGACATCCGTGTCAGTTACATCGTAGCTAGGATCACCTAATGTTCCGAAGTCTGCAAAGTACACAGAGGTGATACCACCTACTACATCCTTACAGGGTTCGTTTCTTCCTTTTGTTAGTACACACGCCATATTCTATAAATTAAAAAAGGGTAGGCAGATCGAACCCACCTACCCCTTTAATGATTAAATAACTACTTATTAAGTGTAGTAAACTACATCTGCCCCGATGCCGATAGCACACCCAGCGGCCATGCGCATGATACAACGGACATTTTTGCTCCCGTCTAAATCCGCCATGTCAAGCAACTTGACTTCTTGCCAGTCCGCCAATAGCGAAGATCCAAAGAACAAGTTAGATTTCTGTGCAGCGATCATATCGTTTGTAGGCAAACCAGAAGCAACGAACAACTTAACACCATCGAAAGCCAAATCGCCTCCGTTGTACCAAGTAGTACCAGCGTTGTTCACACCATTAGCACCCAAGCCTGAAGCTCCGAAGCCACCCAAAGCACGAACATAAGAACGAGCGATGTGCTGAGATACATAGATGTAGAGATCCTCTTTGCCGTACAATGCAGCTGGGATAGCATCTACTACCTTACCTAATTCTGTGATAACATTAGCAGCAGTAACTGAAGTACCTACTACATCGATAACATCTGAGTTAGCAGCAGCCAAAGTAGTGAAACCATCGAACTCACCAGCGTTAGAGTCAACACCTTGCCAGATGTTCTGCTCGTTTTTAGCAGCTACCTTAGCAGCAACATATCCGATCAAGTAATCAGAGAAAGATGCTGGTAGTACATCGTGAGCAGATAAGCCCATTTCCATTGCAGCCCAATCGTCCTCGAAATCGCTCTTACACAATTCTAGGTTTACTTGAAGCTGCTTAACTTCCAAGATGCTCTCTGCGAGAGTCAATGTAGAAGTATCAGAGAAATCACAAGTAGCATCCTTAGTGATAGCATCAAGGTTGATAGTCTTGAGGACTTCTTTGAATTTTACATTCGGTTTGATTGTAACACCACCGCCTTCGATAGTGTCTGCGCTCAAGAGAGCTGCTGATACATAACGCCCAGCGAATTCACCAGCGTATGTAGTTGTTACTGAAGTGGTTGTAGCCATTTTTCTTCTTTATTAAAATTAGGATAATTTACTTAAAACACGAGATAGAGTGTTCTGCGGTGCTTTCTTAGCATAGCGGTGCATCTCTACCTTTTTCTCTACTGGTGCAGCAGCGACTTTCTTAGCAGCTGGAGCTTCATCGATGCTCATCTCTACCTTTGCTTCTTCTGCACTCATTTCTTCCTCTTGAGGCATCATACCAGCGATTAACTCTTTGATCTCTACGATTGCTGATTCGAACTCCTCTTTGGTAACATAGCTCATTTCTTCTTCTTCCTCAGCAGCTTGTTCAACCTCAACTTCTTCTTCAGCTGGAGCTTCTTCTACTACTGCTTCTTTGATCTCTGCGATCACACCTTCTTCTTCGATGACCAATACACGACCATCTTCTAGTTCGTGTTCGCCTACTGGAGCAGCTACCTTCTCCTCATCTTCACCTACGAGGAAAACATTTTGACCAGCCTCGAAAGACTCAGCCTCAATCGTTACACCATTGGCTAACTGCATAGTAGCCATCTCTACTTTTTGGACTTCCTCACTTGGAGTGAGAGCCATCTCAATCTTCTTGAATACTTCGTTTAGATTCATTTTCTAGAACTTTGTTAATTAAAAAACTATTTATTGATATTTTGGGTTACTTTCTACAACTGATCCAGTTCCTTCAATTTGCTCTCTGCCCATCTCTTAGCACTTAAACCACCCCATAGGAGGTAGCTGATGTAGCCACAAGAAGTAGTATCTCCCTCATCGTAATACTCTTGCGCTCTACTGAGGTAGCTGTACATGCGCTTTATCGTTTGTAGGCTTAAAGGGCGTTTTTGGCTGAGCTGCTGCGCTCTGATTTTACCGACTTGAGTAGCGCACTTGTTGCCTTGCTTCTCGTTGAGTTCGATTCCTTTCTTTGCATTGTTAGATACTGAATCAGGGTAGTCTTTGAATGATTCCATCTCCAGCTTCTTTCCATTCTTGTATCTCTTGTCGTTCTTGAGAACGCCCTTTGTTATTCCCAGTAGATAAAGCGATAGGAGGTGTTCTGCTTCTGCTGATTCGATTGCTGAAAGCTGAGTATCGACTTCAATAGCGGACTCTCGCTGCATGAACCATCCTTCGATGCTAAAGCCTTTGACCTTACCTTCTTTGACATAGCCTTCCCAGATATCATCGTTATTCACTTTCATAGACACCATCCAAGTACCTACTGGGTACTCTAAGCCATAGGCTCTAGACTTGTCCTTGTCGCTGTCCTCTATGATCCAGCTCTCAACTAAC